CATTGCACCACCCATTGCAGCGCCTTTTGACTTCATTGCAGCACCGCCTGCAGCATAACCTTTAGTCATCATGCCACCGCCTGCATAGCCTTTAGTCATCCCGCCTTTCGCCATCATCATAGGACCTGTTGTCTTTGACGTTGTTTCCAACATCTTGTTCTTTGGACCACTACCTACTGCTCCGCCGCCTTTAGTAGCAGCACCCATTCCACGACCAGCCATGATTAACTCCTTTTGGTTGCTTTCAAGTTTTTTAAAAATTCTTCTTTCAAAGGGTACTTCTTATCTTTCTTCGGTCCACTTAAAACACCTAATCTAGCGGTCTCTTGCGTGGCCTCTTTCTTCCACCAGTCGGTCAATTTTTGACTCCAATCGTTGGAACCCGTCTTCGAACCTCTGGATGAGTTTTTCCATGTCATCTCTAACTTCTCTCCGTGTAATGTGTTCTCTTGCAATCTCTTCACGAGTCTTGTTTATTAAAATACCCAAGCGATCAAGCTCGACAAACTTTTCCTTAAGTACCCAAATCATAACACCCACCAGAGAGGAGAGTACAAGATTCCATATCATCATTTCCATGGTTTAACATTTCCATCTTTTTCGTGATTGATTAAGACGACTGTCTGGATCCTTAGCTGCTTTGGGGAACTTCTCAGATTGGCCCGCGGAGCGCGCACAGAAAGACTTTTTCCGCGCAGCGCGAGCCCCTGTGGGCTTATCCTCAGTCACTGCAGTTTGTAGTTTGCTGCCAGGGTTTGCTTTACGAAAGGCTGCTACCCCTTTTTTGGTCATGCCCGCCCCTTGTTTAGTCGGGCGAAAATTGCCTGACTTAACAGAGGTTTTGATGCCTATGCCTTTAGGCATTATGCTGCAGCGCCACCGACAAATAACAAGGTAACACTTGTGATTTGCGTGCTACTTAATGTTAAGTGGATGCCATCTGTGAAAAGAATGCCGTTGTCAGGAATTATCATATCCTGAGAGCCTGCTATAGCGGGTGAGGTCAGTGTAAACAAAACCGTACCACCTGTTCCGCCACTCTTTAAAGTAAGCGTAGCAGGAGTAGCCGAGTGTGTAAAATACACACCCGCCAAACGAGAACGACCATTGACCGCTTGTGCAGTTGCAGTCTTACTGACTGACGAAATATTGCTTGCAAAACTCATGGTGAGCTCCTAGTAAGTTAAGAGCCATTAACCTGCTGATACGTTTAAAACGCCAAGGTTGTTCCATAGCTGACCCGCAACAGTAGGGTCACTAGTAGGTAAGCCTGAAAGGATAACAGCGCCAGAGGCTGAAAGAGTGGTTGCTACAACAGGACCTGTAACGCTACCGATAAATCCATTTGTCGAAGTGACTGGGCCAGAAAATGTGGTATTTGCCATGATAAATCCTTGTATGTGCAGTACATCGTTCTATAGTCTCTGCAACGTCCGCTGGGGCGGTCTATAGAACTGGAGTGTCCCCAGTGTTATTGTATTTATACACCGAAACCATGTGTTAAAGCAACTAAACTCTTATTATAATCAAAGATAAATAAGGCAAGGAAACACATGAAATTTAAAATCTGCCAAGTAGATATAAGAGTGCCTAATGTACGTACAGTCCTCCTGTATTTACAGTCCAAATGCCTCCCTAGTGACGAACCAATTGACGTGGACCACGGGCACTGGTGGATTGTCTACACAGAGCAGGATAAGCCTGTTGGTTTTGCAGGGCTAACTAGATCCTCACGGTGGTTTAACGCAGGTTATATGTGTAGAGCGGGAGTGCTTGATGCTTACCAAGGAAACGGGTTACAAAAGCGCTTGATACAATGTAGAATACGCAAAGCCCGTGCTCTAAACGGGGAATGGCTGCTGACAGACACTACAGATAACCCTGCGAGTTCCAATAGCCTTATATCTATGGGCTTTAAGCTATATGAACCAACCGTACCTTGGGGTTTCAAAAACAGTTTATACTGGCGTTTAAACACCATGGAGGGCAGAGCTAGTGCCATACAAAGACCCAGAAGTGAGAAGGCAAAAAAATAAAGAATACTCCAAGCAGTATTATCTAAAAAACAAAGATGAGTGTATTGTTAGAAACAAGTTATTTAAAATATTAGCCAAAAAACGTTGGCAAGAGTTCAAAGCAACACTAAAGTGCATCAACTGCGGGTTTAACCACCCTGCCACACTTGACTTCCACCATGTCATCCGAAAGCCTGAAAACAAGAAAATACATGCCTTGGTAAAAAATAGTTCTTACGCTAAGGCAGTTGAAGAAATTAAGAAGTGTGTTGTATTATGCGCAAATTGCCACCGAATTCACCATAATGATGAACATTTGCACAAAAAAGCCACCCTAAGTGCCCGTAAAAGAAAAGCACACCCCAGAAAAAGCTGACACCATGGGCTCTGCCTGCAAACGCACAGAAATAGTTTCAATTTGAATTAAGCACGCTCGCTCCGTGTATCCTGCTTGACCCTGGGTAAACTCACACCCACCCCCCACTAAGCACACAAATAAAATAGGTATCCAGATAGTCATGACAAAGCCCTCTATTCAAGACTTTAGTTTAGCCCAAACCTAGTCTTTTTGTCACACTTATAAAAAAGCCCCCTCCGAAGAGGGGGCAGGGATCCTAACCTCAGTTTTTAGCTGATTAAGGGGTACCAGGAGAACCAAAAATACCGCGTGCATCACTAAAACCGAAAGAATAACGCTCACGGGCTTTGTAACGTACATTACCTGTGTCAAAATCACCTTCAAATCCAGTCTTCATGCTAAGGCGCTCAAACATCTTCATGCCATTAGGGGCATCTGTGAGGATGAAGTAAGCATCAGGGTCTGTTAGGTAGTGGTTAACACTGTAGCCCTGTGGAACCATGCCCATTGACTTGATTGCGTTGATGTCATTGTCTGCAGTGCCTACACGTAACGTTGACTTCAAAATACGATCCGCTGTGAACTGAAGCTCTTTTGGAACTAAAAGTTTTAAGCCTTGAACCGCGATTTTTAATCCGCGCTCGTCCGTGAAAGATGCAATGTCAATCAACATCTGCTCTAACGAAGTCTCTGACAAGTCAGCAGCTGTAGTCAACTCATTCTTCAGATCTGGACCACCAAGAGTGGGGTGATCTAAAGCGCATAAAGCCTTACCATCACCACCAATTGAGGTAGTAAAGGCACCATTCAGAACGGAGGCTGCTTTGATCTGTTTGGTGGTAGCCATTGAACGGGCTAAAGCCTTGGTGTAGCGAGCTGAGAGGCGATCGTAGAGTGAATCTTCGATAGCTTCTTCAGTTAATGAGAAAGCCAGTGAAATTGTTTCGTGAGTGTAGCGTGCAGTGTAGACTTCTTGTGCATTGTCATAAGCAACACCTGCACCTTCCGTTTTTACTGGGGCTTCACCAAAACCCGAAAGCATGACTTCTTCTTCAAAAGCACGATCAGATGATTCAATGTCATAAATCTCTGTGTGTTCTTGGGCATAGTTTTTGTACTCAAGGCCAAACAAGGCGTTGAGACCTGGCTCTAATTCTTTAACCAGTTGTGCGCGTGAAATTGCCATGATTAGGCTCCTTGTCCGGCAACACCAGCGCTGCCATAGAGATGTTCGTTGATCTTGACCACAACAACTGCATTTGTACCAAACGCATTGCCTGGGACGTTGTACAAGCCAACAACCTTAAGGTTTAAGGCAGCAGTTTTGGCTGGAGTACCTACCAATTCCATACCTGAAACACCTGTAGTTGAACTGCCTGTACCGACAGAGATGTCAGCGTTTAAGCCAACATGTGCTTGGGTCACGCTTGAAGCTGCTTGGACAATGAACAATTGGTTAGGGTCATCCATTACATCAGCTTGGATTTCGCCAATAGTAACGTTAACACTGCCAGGGTAGTAGTTCTTCCATGTAGGCTTTTGTGTGGTTGGGTCGTTATAGAAACAACCATTAAACACGCCTACTGCTGCTGTGTGAGTTGCGGGGTTAAATTGAACCAATGCACCGTCAAATACGGTTACAAGGTCACCTTGGTAAATTGCGCCTGATTGGTTGTCTGCAATTGTGTAACCATACTGCTTCTGACCACCAGTAGCAGATAAGTTACCAAGAGCTTTAAGACCAAAAGGCTTATCGACGTTTGCCATTTTGTAAGTCCTTAATAGGGTTATTCTTCAGCCGTAGGGCTTCCGAAGGATACTTTTGATTGTCGCTCTGGGCGGTTGATTTTCATGGACGAGTGTGCATTCGTCTTCAACAACTCATTATCGACAGCTTTTAATTGGTCATGCGTTCGCGCTGAATAATATGCCTTGCGCTCCTCTGCTGTTTCCTCTGGAATTCTGGCAAGCAACAAACCACCTACGCTAATGACACCAGCGTGGCGACCGTCTTCTGCTGAATTAGACTGGAATTCAGGGCTTTCGTCAGATCTAACCAACTCATAGCCTTCACGAAGTTTCGATGAAACGTTAATACGATCATCTGCTCCGTTAATTTCCGCTCTAATCCAACGCTGCCTAAACCCATCAGGGGCAGGTGGTGCGTCTAGTCTTGATGGAGGAGCCCATGGCTTACGGCGCGCATCCTTTTCACGTGTTTCCATCGCTCTTGGGGTGCGGTTCAATTTTGGCACGTTAATTTCACTCATGGCTTACTCCTTTACGTACTTGGCATATTCCTCGAGAGGAACACCTAGTTTTTTAGCAATCGCAACTGCGCTCGGACTTAACCGAACAGTGCGGCGTGCGGAACTATTAACTCCCGAAGATCGGGTAGCAGGCGCAACCGTTTGCACGGGCCGATTGGCTCTGTTATTTCGGTTCGACGAGTTAGAAAACTTTTGTGGAAAAGATTCCTGAATGCGTCGATCTAACTCATCATAGTACTCATTTGAGTTTGGGTCAAATCTTTCGTTCTTTACAAGTTGAATATGTATTCCCTGTGCCGCATGGGTCATTGCAACGTCCTGACCGTACCACTGGTTGCGTTCTGCCCACTCTTCTGCTTGTGGGTCGGGTTCCGCGCGCCGTGGTGCTTGAGCCGCTTGCTGTTGACGAAGCGCCTCTTGCTGTTGTTGGTATTGATACTGTGCGGTTTGCGCTTGACGCTGAGCGGTGGCAGCCGAGATCTGGCGCTGATCAAACATTAGTGAAGTCAGACGTTCTTGCGCTTCTGTCTCCGTGTCAAAGTCCCCTTCTTCCCGAGCTTTGCGAATAATTTGCTTAAGCGTCATGGTTTCGGTTTCCATGCGACTCTTTGCATGACCTAAACGCTCCACATCAGTGCGTTGGAACTGCTCTTCGAGTTGCTTGGCACGTTGTTGGGCGTTCTTGGCAAAGTTAATTGCCTCCGCTTCACGGCGCTGTGTTTCACGAAGACGAGCAGTAAGCTTGTCAATACGTTTCTTGACCTTGCCACTGTACTCTTCTAATTCATCTTCAGAATTACCTGTTGAGGAGCCCTCTACTTGATTTCCTACTTCCTCTGTAACTACCGAGCTACCATCTGTAGTTAGTTCCACCGTTGCGGAGTTTTCATCATCCCCAACTGAGAATTCTAGTTCTTTGTTTTCCATGATTTTTCCTTACATGTGCAAAATGTCAGAAGGATCATTGAGAATGCCAATAATCTCATCATCGTTTAAGATACGGATCTCACCACCATCGATGGTGATCCTGGAGCCTGCATAACGACCAAAGATAATCCAATCCCCTTGCTTACACCACGGTCCGTTAGGAAATTTAGACTCATCGCTAAACGCCAAATTGCCCATTTTTAAAACGTAGCCACATGTTGTTGCCAACTGTGTACGCTTTTGGGTTTCTTCGGCTAAAACGATGCCACCTTTGGATTTTTCCGCGCCTCGGTAAGGCAAAATGGCGATTCGCCAGCCCGTAGGGGTAGGAATTCGGTCCATAACCACTTGCTCTATCTTAGATGGATCAAAATCACCATTAGACGAATAAGCATCATCGAGTTTTGGACCTTTCTCCAAAGCCTCTTGATGCCATTTGAGCTCAAGTGCGGTTAACGTTTTCTCAGCTTCCACTAGGTACTCCTTCAGGGTTAAAAATCATCTTGTTGGCTCCGTTTTAAAAGTTCTCGAACAGAGTTTTCAACTATTTTTAATCCTTCCAGACGACCCATCATGAAACGATAACGCTCCATATCAGAAATTGTGCCATTTAACACAATCCTCTCTGAGTCCTGCTGCAGTTTCCTGATCTCTTTCAGGACTGCTTCTGCAAATTCAAGCATGGTCTTTTCCATGTAGAGGCAGACAGTAACTAGCCACTGTCTGAAGGCTTTTATTCTTAATAAAG